ACCAGCTGCAATACAAACAGCACTAACAGACGTTACACCAGCAGGGCATACCCATGTGTATGACCCCGGTATTGCATATAAACTTTCACCTCTTGGCACTTCTGTTTCTCCCATCATTAATTGTAAAATCTTTGTTGACATTATTTTCTCCTAAGACATGTCTTGACCAGCAGTAAATCCATAATAATTACTACCACCGTCTACTGTAAAGAAAACAAATACATCTACGTCAGCATTTCCTGAGCTAAGTGTAGGGGCAGTACCTCCAGCCCAATCAACAGTGTTAGGCCATGTAATTGCACGTGCCGAAGAATCTTGAATTACTTTTAAAGTAAAAATAGATGCTTTACCACTACTTGCTGGATTACTAAATGTATAAGTTACAGCCTCACTAAGAGTATGAGTAAAAGTATTTCCATCTCTAAGGTTAAGAGTAGCTGCACCAGAACTAGAAGTAATAGCAGTAGTTTCTTCTATTGTTCCATTGTCAAAAGTAACCACCCCATTTGCATCAGCAGTTACTGCTTTAGATGCAGCACTTGTTCCTAACGTAGCAATGTCTAAGTAGTTAAGCTCTGCTGTTGTAGCAGTTACACCATCTAAGATATTAAGTTCAGCAGCTGTAGAAGTTACACCATCTAAAATATTAAGTTCAGCAGCTGTAGAGGTTACGTTAGTGCCACCAATGTCTAGTGTAGTCATTGAGACTTCACCTGCAACAGTAACAAGACCGTTAGCTAAAGTTATTAAGTCTGTATCATCTGTATGACCTATATTTGTACCGTTAATCAGTACATTGTCAATGTCTAAAGAGCCACCAGAGATTAAACCTGTAGTAGTAATAGTAGATGCACCACTGTCAATGTTACCAAACCCAGATGTAATGCTACCAGAGTTAAGAGCACCAGTTGTAACTATTGAACTTGACCCAGCTGTTACTCCTTTAGTATCAAGTTGTGTTTGAATTGCAGAAGTAACTCCATCCGTATAGTTTAACTCAGCAGTAGTTGCTGTAACACCGTCTAAGATATTAAGCTCTGCAGCAGTACTAGTAACACCATCTAAAATGTTTAATTCTGCAGCAGTAGAAGTAACACCATCCATAATATTAAGTTCTGCTGTAGTAGCAGTCAGACCATCAAGTATATCTAACTCAGTGGCACTAACACCTTGTGCAATATAGTCTGCTAAATCTCTTGCTCTAGTCATCTGGTTTCTCCAATAGTGGTGTGTTTGTTACTCATGACTTATGGCTTTGTAGGCCAGTCACCTGACTCTAAGTTAGGCCAGTTAGAGTGGTCAGGTAGGTCACGTAGTGCTTGACGGTAAGCTGTCATAGTATCACTCATTGATACATCAGACAATGCATAAAAGTCTGTCTCTGCTATTAAGTTATCTCTTGTAGCTCTGTTTGAGGTAGCTACATTTGCATCTAGCCCAGCTTGGTAAGCTGTCTCATGTTCAGACTTAGTTGTAGTAACTCCATCCTCGTCAGTAGTGTCAGCAAACATATCTCTGGCGACATACTTTTCTACCCAGTTGCCTAATGAATCTTGCTTAACTCCATCACGTACTGATACCTGATACTGTGTTGTAGTAGCTGCTGGGCTTGGGAGTATAGCTTCTAAACTAAGAGCCTCTAGTACATTAGTATTCCATGTTCGTGGCATAGATATATTCTTGTTTATCCCTCGCCACTCTCCCTGTGATTTAACTTCACCTGTTTCTGTGTGTCTGTATTCGCCCATAAGATTGATCCTTTCAAGTGGGTTTGATTATGCTATTGCGTAGAAGATGTAGTCACCATCAGTAAAGGCACCTGAGATTTGAAAGCCTGACGATAGTGGGTCAATGTAGTCCGTGTTAGTAACTTGTGCTGCTGTTGTGTTAAGCAGAAGATACGGATCGTTGCCAGCTATTATTCCTCTAACACTGTCCCAGATGTACCAGTCACCAGTTGCGTCAGTACGTTTAAGCATTACAAACCTAGCACCATTACTAAAGCCACAGTTAACGTCTGTAGAACTTCCTGAGTGGCTCACTGAGCCAACCTTGGATATGCCAGCTAGGGTTGCAAAAAGATACATAACAAAGTCAGCACCGTTAGATTTCATTGCACTACCTAAAGTGACCTCAGTGGCAGTAGGCGGCACTAAAACAGACTGATCTCCGTAATAAAACTGGCCGTTATTACTTGAGGAGGGGTTTTGATCAAACAAAACTATCCCGTTAGAGTCTGAGGAAAGAATATCTTTATGGTAGATATTCCAAGTACCCGAACCTCTGTTCTTCCCCCATATCATATCAGGAGTAACGCCTAGATTGTGAGAGATTGCACCTGCTGAACCTGTTACTCCGTCACCTTCATAAGCAACTACGTCGAAGAAGTTAGGCGCACGTTTCCACATCCAAGAGTAGTTATTAGAATCCGTTGAGGTTAAATTAGTATAACCATTCATATAATCAAAAGTAAATGCTGTAGATGACCCTTCTGCGTTGGTATTTTCCGTTAGAAGATATTTGCCTTCCGTCAACCTAGAATAAACAAAGTTATTATGGGAAGAAGTTAGATTATTTACACGCAAAGCCATATCAGTAACAAAACCAGATTTATATTGCGGTAATGTGCCTCCATCAGCAGTATCAACAGCAAACACCTCAGTCGCAGCCTCAGGTGGAGCAAGAGGGCCACGGCGGATGGCCATGTAGATGTAGGTGCCGCCAGAGGCATTTGTAACACCTTCATCTCTACTTACCTTAAAACCTGTTGGCAAGGGATTAGCAAAACCAACGTATTCTTCAGTTTCACTATTATTGGGTTTAAGCATGAGGGCATTATTGCCATCCAGAGAAATCATCCTCCTCATATTATCTATAATAGCCCAGTGTTCTGATCCAGAGTCTGCCCTTTTTACCATCACCCACTGCGGTTCAAATCCCAAGTCAATCTCAGGCCCATTGCTGGAACCATTACCAGTATAACTACCACACTTGATAATGTCTTGGTCAGAATCTGGGCCGAACTCACCGTCACCATCGTTATGGGCGAATAGGTAGGCTACGTAGGTTGCGCCATTGGTGTTGACCCAAGATTCAGTCCCTACAGTGAACACACTGTCGGTAGGTGCTGTATCATTCCAGTAATTAACATGATCTACTGTTGCGGAAGTCGAGTTTAGCACCAAATAATCTGTCTCAGGAGCCGCAGTATTTGCCCTATGATAAACAACCCAACTGCCCGAAGCACTAATTTTTTTGATCATAATCATACCGGGGGCCGAACCTAAAGAATGTGCTACTGTTTTAGCAGAACCCGAACCAGTGTAAGTCACCATATCAAAAAATTTAGGGGCCTTCCTCCATGTCCACGAGACAAAGGTTTTATTATTGGCGTTTATATATGGGTGAGAACTCAACGTATAACCACTTGTAGATATGGCCGTTATTGTGTTACTGTCTGTGCTTTGGCTTCCACTATCATTGGAAGAGATTGTCTTATTTATACCTCTTTCAGTATCAATAAGCATGTGTTTGTCTGTATCTGGCCTGATTTTACTCCAAACCAAACCACCTTCGCCAGACAAGTCAATACCATTAGTAATCGTTCTATTAGAACCTGTACCCGTATATAAATAAGTGCTGAACACATCTGTAATATCAAGGCCAGCACCGCCAGAACCAGCAGCACCCATAAATGTTTTTTGAAATGAACTACCGTGACTAGCCAATAGCTGTTCCTCCGAGGAAACCATAGTAAGTTGTTCCACCATCTCTGGTTATAAAACCATAAGCTTGCACTTCGTTATTACCTGCAACATCAGGGGCTGCACCACCTGCCCAATCAACTGTGTTAGGCCATGTTAGTGTTACTGCTGTACTGTGTTGAGTAATAATAAGTGTGAACGAATAGGAAGTACCACTAGAGGGTGGGTTGCTAAATGCGAATGTAGTATTTTGATCCAGAGTAACCGCAAAGTGATTAGCTGTAGCTAGGTCACAAGTTACTGTAGATGCTGCACTCTTTGATACGTATGTCTCTTGGTATGTGACAGGTTTAATTAATCCTGTTGTAGTTAAATTACGTATACCTGTGTAGTCTTTGTTGGAGTCTAGTATTACAGCCTTAGAAGCAACTGCTGTACCCACTGCTGTACCACCAATGTCTAGTGCATTAAGCTCACCAACCACTGCAGTAATACCATCTAGTACATTAAGTTCAGCTGCTGTGGAGGTTACACCATCAAGTATGTTTAACTCAGCAGCCGTAGAAGTTACACCATCAAGAATGTTTAGTTCTGCTGTAGTAGAAGTTACACCATCAAGTATGTTTAGTTCTGCAGGAGTAGAAGTAATAGCTGTTCCACCTACTGCAAGACTAGTGGCATTTACCTGACCTGCTGCACTATACACAACAGCTTTACTATTTACAATTGTTCCTGCAACTGAGCCATCCACAAGATTAAGTTCAGTAGCAGTAGAAGTTACACCATCTAATATGTTTAGTTCTGCAGCAGTACTTGTTACGCCATCTAGGATATTAAGTTCTGCAGCAGTAGAAGTTACACCATCTAAGATATTTAATTCAGCAGCAGTAGAAGTAACTAGTGTACCACCAAGCTTTAAACCATTTGAAGTATCGTGGGAGGCAATGTCAAAGTCATATGCTCCATCAGCAAAAGTAGTGTTACCTGTAATTGTAATCGTGCTTCCATCGGCTGTCAAGCTATCAAGTGCAATATTTCCTACGTTTGTGATATTTCCGTCACTGAAAGATGCAGTGCCTGTAAATGTTGGGCTGGCTATAGTTGCATATTTATTATCTGATACTGATTTAGTATAATGATCTGAGAGAGTAAAAGTACCATATCCCACAGCACTAAGGCTATCACCTGATGCAGCAGCAGAAGCTAAGACAACTGCAGTACCTGATGTTACGGTAACATCTGTTCCATTAATAAGTTTAACACCGTTAAGATATACGTCTACGTAAGGTGCATCGTATGCTATAGGAAAAGATGTAGTAGAACCACTATAAGAAGCACCAGCAGAGTTAGTAGAATTAGTGCCTACTATAAAGTTTTCTCGACCAGATGTACCATTTACATTTGATCCAGCTGCAGTCCAGCCACCTGCTGAAGTTCTAACATTCATTACATTGGTAGTAGAGTTAAAATATAAAGCACCAGTAATAAGTGAGTTACCATCATTATCTACGGAAGGAGCAGAAGACTTAGCACCTAAGTAACGATCATCAAAACTGTCATAAGAAGCTGCTGCTGCAGCTGCAGCATCAGAAGCACTAGTTAAACTACCCATAGTTGCTGTAATGTAAGCTAAGACAGATTGCTGTGTCGGTACAAGTGTAGCACTATCAGAGGCCATATTATCTTCGTCAACAAAACCTGTAATAGTAATAGTGCCGTCAGACAAACTACCAAAGTTTACTGTACCTGTAGTAGTAATAGCACTTGAGCCATTGTCAATTGCACCAAAGCCACTTGTAATAGAACCAGAGTTTAATGCTCCTGTACCTGCAAGATTAGGCATTGCAGTAATTTCATCGTCAAAGTATGCAGCAAGGTCTGTTACTGCAACCTGTTTCATAGTACCATTATCATTAAATACAACACGGTCTGCATCTACTACAGTAACTGATGAAGCAGAAGTGCCACCATCAATGATGTTAAGCTCTTCTGTTGTACTAGTTACCCCGTCTAAAAGATTTAGTTCAGTAGGTGTGGATGTAATAGCTGTATTACTTGCAGCTGCTAATACTGGGATAGTGCCACTTTGATTAGGTAAGTTGATTGTACGGTCTGCTGTAGGGTCTACAATAGTAAGTGTTGTTTCGTGTGCGTCTGCAGTAGCTCCTTCAAAAACAATCGCATTAGCTGCATTCATAGTTACAGTGTCTACAACGGTTTGTGTACCTTGTACAGTTAAGTTACCTGCTACAGTAAGGTTATCACCAATAGTAACTTCTGATGTTCCGTGACCAATGTTTATAGCAATTCCACTGGTATCTGTTGCTACATTTAAAGCACCAGTAGCATTGTCAATATAACTGTCAGACCCATCGTGATAGATGTTAAGGTCATCGCCTGTACCTATTTTAATCTTAGCATCGTCAGGCATGTCTACGTGAGTAGCAGGACTCAATACACCTGCTACAGCAACAGTACTATCAAATGTTCCTGCTCCAGTTACGTCTACTGTACCAGCAAAGTCTACATTAGCAGCACTGAATGTAGCTGCAGTGGTAGTACCAGATTTAATTATTAAATTTCCACCAGTATTAGTTAGTGAACCGTAAGTAGTACCACCATCTTTAACGAATACGTCACCACCATCAGCATCTAGTATAATGTCACCAGCAACATCAACAGTAAGATCACCTGAAGACAAGTCAATCTCTGTGCCATCAATAGTTATATTATCAATAGACACCCCCGCATTAGCAGTCACTGCGCCTGTTAGGGTAGAAGTACCTGTTACAGCAAGTGTACCTGCTGTAGCTACGTTTCCTGATGTATCAGCTACAGTAAACTTATTGGTGTCCATTGTAAGACCACCATTAAGTGCAGTAGCACCTGCAACCGTCATTGTACCTGCAGTAAGAACATTACCTGAAGTATCGGCTACAGTAAACTTATCGGTGTCCATAGTTAGGCCACCGTTAAGTGCCGTAGCACCTGTCACAGCTAGTGTACCACCTACCACTGCGTTATTAGAGGCTGTGAGTGTACCTGTTACAGTTCCAGTACCTGCTACTGCCAAAGTACTATCAAGCACTGTAGCCCCTGTTACATCAAGTGTACCAGCAAAGTCTGCATTAGCACCTGCAAAAGTTACTGCAGTGGTAGTACCTGACTTAATGATTAGGTTGCCACTAGTGTTAGTCAGTGATCCAAAAGTAGTACCACCATCCTTAACAAAGATGTCACCACCATCTGCGTCAAGTATAATATCACCAGCTACATCGACAGTAAGATCACCACTTGATACATCGTACTCGTTATTTGTAATGGTAGTATAGTCATTATCACCAATACTAACCGTATCAATAAACGCAGTACCATCTACATAAACATTTTTATATTCTACTGAGGATGTACCTAAATCAATATCATTGTCGGTTACAGGAACAATAACACCATCTTGAAAACGTACTTGCTCTACTGGATTAGTAGATACCTCTACAAAAACACCGTGTCGATTATTTGTTTGATCTACAGAGATGTGATTCTTTTTATCTATGTCTGCAATAAGAGGTACATAAGAGCCTTCATCAGAAGTCCCGTCATGCTTGTGTCCTGTAGTTCCACTAGTGCTGTGAGTAAATGCATCTCTAAGTTTGTTGTACTCTGAGTTTATTGGTGCAGCACGAACTACTGAGGTAGCAACAATATCTGCTGTGGATTGACGAGTGTAACCTGCCATATTTTATCTCCTGTCTCCTAGACCGTAAGTAATTGAAAAAGCCTGAATAGTGTGGCTTGGGTCTGAACCATTCGTCACATACTTAACCGATACTGATTTTCCTGAACCTGATACGTTAGTTGACCTAATAGGTGAAGGGTTACCATCGTATATCTCTGCTGCATCATATTTTGCATTGTCGTAATAAGCAGCAGCACCTTCTGTTGTAAAACTATAGTCATTAGGTAAGAGTATCGTTGGATCACCATAGTCGTACTCTAAACCTAGTATGAGGGAAACGACACCCTCTGATTTCATATATGTGTTTACGTTATAAACATTCTTACGTACCTCTGGGTCTTCCATGTAGATAAAAGGAGTTTGGAAAAAACTAAAGATATCATTACCATTAAAATCTGTGCCAGTTTCTTGTCTGTATACATACCCAGCATTGTCACCGTGAATAACAAACTCTTCATCTGCTATGTAACCACTAGCTAATTGATTAATTTCAATGCCTACAATTTGACCAAACTCAAAACCTACACCACCTTGTCCACTACGTCTGACACCACCAATAATACCTAGTGAGTCTTGGTCTTGAAAGAACATACGAAATTGAGATTTCTTTTTAACCACAACAGTCTTCATTGTTGTTAAGTCTTCGTTTGCTGTAAAATCTTCAAAGATAGATTGAACAGGTTTAGATAAAGTTGAAAGTTCAATATCACCAATACGATCTGTACCAGATACCGGACGTAGACCATCAGGTGCTAAGAAAATTAATTCCCCATTAAATTCTACTACAGTGTCTGGTGCAATACAACCAAGGTTACCTGTTACATTCTGTAAAACAAAGTTAGCTTGGTTATCACCAACTAATCGTTTAATATTATTTGCACCAAAGATATATAACTGATCACGAAATGCTTTAATCTGTACGATTTTAAAACCTACATTAATTACACCTGCACCATTAGCAGGACTAAAATCTGTTTCAGCTATTGGAGAACTGAAATGTAAGTGATATGGTGCTGCAGCATCACCAGCTAAAAATAAATGATTGTTAAAAGCTGAAACTAAAGTAGGGTCAGTAGGTGCATTACTATCTGTAATTTGTATGTAGTTAGTACCATCATAAGTAGCCGCAGGGTTAATGCCATCTACCATTGCAAACTTTGGAGTTCCCCAATTAAAGTTTTCAAATCTTATTTGAGATACACCTACCATTGTAGGTGCAGTTGGCCTATACTGCCCTGCACCTGAACCTACAGTAATATTACCTGTAACTGCACCACTGGCTGCTATCTGAGTAATTGTATTAAAAAACTTTGTACTTGTTACAGTAGCATCAGCTGCTGGGCCTGTTATAATTTCTACACTAGCTTGATCTAGGTAGTCAGTTCCTGTAACAGTAAAAGTTATTCCTGATACATCTCCACCTGCAGAAAAGATAGTAACCTTTCTAGGTTGTTCAGCAGCAGATGTAGTAAAGTTAATTGTGTTAGAAGAATGTAATGCACCATTAATAACTAAGTTAGCTGCACCACTAGTTGTTTGTGCAGCACATACCCCGTCAGGATCATTAGCAATTACATCTGAAGTTATTTCTGTCCAGCCTATTACTACTGGAGTAGCTGTAACTGCAGTAGATGCAGCAGACGTACCGCCTGTAATAACATTACCTGTAGCAAATATGTTACTAGGAAGTTTACCAAAGTTTAATACTACACTATTTGCTGCAGTAGAAATTACAGTAGCTGTAGCAGCAACACCACTATCATCCCCAGAACTAACTACACCTGTGATAGCTTCACCTACAGTAAGGTTAGTTCCTGATCCGTTAGTTACTGCTACCGTGTAGTAATGATTATACCAGTGTAAGTGGTTATTCCCACTAGCAGGTTTTCTAGCACCAAAGATACCTTGCTGTACGTCAGCAGATACATGTACACCTAGCACAGGTACATTGTTAGTAGAGTCACCTGTTAACTCACCGTATGCTCTTGTATACCCACTAATACGACGATACCCACCCTCAAGGGCAGGTTCATAGTTAATCATCCTGTATGCAGACCCAGCAAAATCTCTACCATGAGTAAGTGGATCAAGGTTGTTAAGCAGCCCACCACTGCAGGGTGAAGCAAATGTGGATAGCTGGTCTGCCATTAACGAGTACCAGAGCTTGTGTTAAAGTGACTGCCTGTTAATGTAGAGGTTACTTGTAGGTGAGAATCAAGAAGTAGTCGCCTCATGTTATTTATACCATCTTTAAATTTTTGTTCATGTATCTGTCCACTCTGATCATTAGAACGGAACCTCATAATATACATCATAGCACCATCAATTACTACAGTATTAAACCTGTTAGGTATAACAGAAGTATCATTATAAGCTGAAAGGTCTGCAGGGAAAGACCAGTAACGATATTCAATATCATATGTATTATCTGGAATAGGTGTTACTCCAAATTTAGATTCTTGTGTTTGATAAATTCTTTGTGGAATTGTTCTTGCTGACTCTCCACCCAAGTCCTCTGCAGGACGGTATGTTTTAAGGTAGTCAGTGTACGGTACTACTGGTAACCTCATAGGTTCATTGAGTACTGTATCGTCCCTTTTAAGATAGAATGTATCCCAATCAACTTTAGAAAAATCTGCAGGGAAAGAGTATACTCCAGTACCTGCTGTCATTGCTTGGGTATAAGTAATAAGAGTAAAGGGCCACTCTTGAGATACTTGTAAAATTTCTCTGATGCTAGAGTTAATAGCATCTTTAGATAAAGCTTGTAAGTTACGTACATTACCAAAACCATCACCAGTTGTATCTAGTTCGGTTTCGTTAATCCTCCGAAGTAACTGGTTTACTAACGTAATATACGTAGTCATCTCTTAATCCTTTTAATAGAATAGAGGGGCCAATTTCTCAGCCCCCCTAGTTTATTAATTATGCAAGTGCATCACGAGCTACTTCTGTAGGAGAAGAGTCGCCTTGATCACTTACGTCAACCATCCAAGCATAGACACGGATTTTACCAGCTGAGAAGGTTGCACCATCACCTGCAAAGGTAAGGTCCAACGTATCTGCAGCAGCAAGAGTAACGTCTGCTGCAGGTGTAGCTGATGGAGCATATGCTGCATCTGCAGCACCATCAATATCAAATGCTGCAACAAATTCGTCAGCATCTGCTGCACCTAGTGTTGCGGTAGCATTTGTACCTGTATTCATAGTTGCAGATTCTACAACTTGAAAACCAGCATGAATTACCCGTGTGTTAGCAGGGATAGTCAAACACTGAACTACGTCACCAGATGAACAGTCAATAGCCTGTGCAGTAAGATCAATAGTTTTTTGTATCAGATACGGAGAACGTCCACGTTGTGAACTACCGTGTGCTGGTAAGAGCAATGATGTAATAGTAGCCATAGTTTATATCCTCCTTATGCTGCGTTATATTTGGCAGTGACGATTGCTTCTGGGCGAAGAATCTTCCTACCGTATAGATGCATCCCACGAACAATGTCAGCAAAGCTGTCAGGGTCACGNTATGTCTCTGTCTTGTTAATCTGCTCGGCAGTTGCTACAGCAGAATCATGACCAGCTACGATAGCACCGTAGTTAGTGTTTTGATTTGCTGAACCAGTTGTATCAGAGCCAGTGCCTACTGAAGGCAAGTTACTTGAAGTATATACACGGAAACCGTGGAAGTTATTCAAAGTAAGACCGTTACGTAGGCCACCTGATTCACCGAAATCTGCGTTGAAAAGACGAGAGTCTTCATCACGTAGAATTTCCATGAACACTGGATCGACAACAAGCCACCGTCCAGCTTTATCAACTTGCTGTTGATCTAGCAAACGGGCCATACGAGCTACAACCATTGCTGGTGAAGCATATGCTGTTGGCAGTGCTGTTGCACCGGGAAGTCGAGCAGCAATTGGAATCGAGTGATCCCCTGCAGAAGAAGTTGTAATGTTACCAAACGAACCTTTGTTTAACTTCATAGAAGTTAAGAGTTCATCAGTACCAGCACTTGCTACTGCAACTGTGCCATTAACTTGGTCATTAACAGTGTCTGCATCTGCGTGTAAAGCAGACTGTTTATAACCAGACAAGTAACCCAGAACTTCTTGGTCATGTTGATCAGCCAAACGGAAAGCTGCCCGGTTGGTTGCCATGTCCATGAAATTAACATGTGAGTGAGCTTCCTCAATATCGTCGATCTTAAAGGCAAAATAGTTAGCCTTATCAACGACTAAGGAGAAATCCTCATCGTCAAGGTCTTGTGCATTAATCGTCTGCCCACGGGCATAGGAACTCACACTTACCTCTGGTTCTTTGATAATTTTTACTGTATCACCTTGGGCTGCAATCTCCCCAAAATAATCAGAATTTGTGATATCTCCTACTACAGTACTCTTGCGGAAAGCAAGCTGTACTTTTTTGGAGTAGATAATGGAACTAAAGTTACCGTTTGGTAAGTTGCCATGACCTGCTGCGGATGTAAAAGCCATTGGAAATCCTCCTGTATATTAGTGTTTGGCTTTGTTCAAGCTAAACATCACTAGTAGAGGCTGAAGGTTTTCTAGGGTGCAACAAGACTAAGGTCGGCCAACCTTAGAACTATCGGGCCTGTACTTATTCAGGTAGTTCTTCTTTGTGTTTAGACTTTTAGGGTAAGATACGGTATCAAGAGGTAGTCTATAGAGAGGCTCTTGATACTGTAGCCTATAGTTATATCAACATTGAAAGTATTGTCAATAGTTATTATCGTGCATTACCAGATAAATCGTAAATAAATTTACCAGAACGCATTGCTTTAGTTATTGTATCTTGTTGTTCTTCAAACTCTTGCATAGACATTTTAGATACATCTGACTCTTTAATAGAACCAGTAACGTCTTCTGCATCTACTTGTGTCTTAGAACCTTTCTTAACCCCTTGAGCAGCAGCTTTGCGTTTAGCTGCATAGTCACTCTTAGTTAATCCATTATCAACTTTGTATAGGTCTATTACACGGATTACTGAGTCAGCATCATCGGCGTTTTCGTACAAAGCATTCTGTACCCACTTAGGTTGTTCGTCAACCCAATCATGAAAGGAGTCTGATTCACGTAGTTTATTAAAGTCAGAGTGAGCTTTACGAATTGTGTCTTCTGCTTTACCCCTAGTAACTTCTTCTTTTTCTTCATCTAGTTTTTGTAGGCGGGACTCTGCTTTAGAAAACATTTCTTGTGCTTTCTTAGCAGCAATGGTTTCTACAATGCCAGCTACGTCAGGATATTTTCTTGACCACTGTTCAATATCTTCATCTGACTTAGGTGGAACAACATTCTCTTGATCTAATCGTTTTTCTAGTGACTCAAACTTATCTTTCCATTCAGTTTCTTTGTCACTGAGGTGGCGTCGAAGATCACCGTATCGTTTTTTAAAAGATTTTTCTTCTCTTGATAACGTCTTTTCTTCATCTTCTGTATCGGTCTGTTCTTCTTTAGTACTTTCTTTTTCAATATCACCCTCTTGTAATTTACCTTGGAGTTCTTCTAGTTCTTTTTCTTCTTCTTCGATCCGAGTACGGTTACGATTATTGTGGTTGGGATTAACGAACCCTGCAGTCTTAGGTTGTTCCATAGTTTGTAGTTCAGGCATTTTGTTTCCTTTATGTTGGGGTCAGCCGTAGCTGAGTAGCCTTATCGTTGTTTTTTCTTTTTGGTCATTAGACCGCCTTTGTTTAACATTCCGTACTGTTCTTCTAGCTCTGAAGCAGTAGAGTTAGCAGCATCTGCTGCAGCTTGTGAGCCACTAACTTGATCTGCAGTTACTTGTGTCCCTAATTCTTTTTCTCTTTTTTCAGCAGCTCTTTCATCAGCCCTATTTTCTATTAAATCATCATTACTTTCTTCTCTTCTTTTTTGTGCTGGAGTTTTAATTCCAGTTTTTTGTGCTGGAGTTATACCTGCAGGTGCAGTTACAGGATCAGCTTTAGGTTTTCCTATATTATCTAGAAAGTTTTGAACTGCTTTGCTTTTTGTAGGGTCTTTACTAATTTGTTCTGCAGTCAAGTCACCAAAACCTAATTGTTCAAAGACACCAGACTTTGCTTGAGCCGAAGCACTGGAAAAAATACCACCAAAAAAGTTAGCTATTCCCGGTTGTGTTTCTGCATATGCATCTGCTGCTGCATTTAAAGTTGCTGCAGCCTGTACATTACCTGCTGCAGTTTCTACAAGTGCTCTTGCTTTAACAGTAGCAATAGATTCTTGTGGACTGTACCTAGCTCCTAGATTAATCATAGCACCAGCTACAGGATTAAGTAAAGCACCTACACCTAAACTTGCAATTACACCTTTTCTTTTTGTTGCATCAGCAGCATCTAAAATACTCTTAGCCCATTTATCTGGATCGGTAGTAAAAACATCAGGGTCTTTTGCCCAAGCACCATAGTCAGGTGGTGTTGGAGGTGGGTCATCATTACCACCACCGTCACTAGTTTTTTCTACTACAGGTTCAGGTGTTACAGGGGCTGGAGCTTCTTGACCTGTTCCATCTTGTCTTGTAAAACCTGCTGGTACAACTGTACCCGGAGGATTAATTACACCATTTATAAACATAAAGTATCTGGTTTCTTTAGTTGCTGCATTATAGTATGCAACTGATTGCATTGGACCGGAAATAGTTGGAGGAGTAAATGATTTAAGTTTAGAGGTAGTATCTAAACCCCCAGAAGTTGTTGTAGATAAACCACCCGGAGCCATGTACATTGTAGGTTTTTTAACTGCTCCACCCATGTTCATCATTGGTGTTTGTTGAGCAGCAGTATTCATTTCTTCTTGAATAATTTGTTGTAGCTCTTGATCAGAGATACCAGAATCATCTGGCATAGGTGCTGGTTCTCCACCTATCCTACCACCTTCTTCCATATCTTGCAAGCCCATCTTTGCTTTTGTACGAAGGTTTTCAAAAAACTTTACTCCATAATACCTTACGACATCAGCAGGTACTACGTATTCTCCCTCAGATAACTGAGCAGGTATATCATCTCTAACTTCTTCGGCTAGTGATCCGGGTGGTATTTCATTGCCTGATACAGGGTCTTGAGTCATTCCATCATCTGCAATACCCCCCTCTTCAAACATCATCTCTGTTTGCCTAGCCATGTTAGCTACTGAGCCTCCTTTGTTAAATCTTATCTGTGCATTTTCAGGTATGTTAAAGTTTGTAATATCTATTTCAAGTCCAGTTTTTTTACTTTTATAATTAAAACCAGCTGGGTTTTTTCTTTTAGAAGTAATTTGACCATTAGTCTCAGACTTTAAAGTATTTAAAACTTTTGTCAAACCATCTGTATAAGTGTTCTTTGTAGGTTCTTCACCAAGGCTGTGAGCTGCTTCTATGTCTTTATTAGGTGGCACATAGATTTTATCTACACCTCTTTTTTTAGCATCTTTTATTACAGAGAGTAAAGATACTTTAATAGACTCACTAAGTTTCATTGGAACAAGTGGATTAAAATTTTCTTTAAAAACAGGGTCATTAAAAATATTCATCATATCTTCTTTAACATCATCCATGTTTTTATTTTTTATTTCAGATTTATTATAAACAAAACTAGTAATAATATTAGAAAACATCTGATCTAAAGGGTCTATTCCATCAATATCTTTTTCTTGTAGATCAGATTTTTTAAGTCCATATTTTTTTTGCAAGAAATTACTTACGTCATTATAGCTTTGTTTGCCATCTAAAAAATCTTTTTTAAGGGTAGAAAAATCTTCTGCTAAACCTATCGTACTTTTTTCAACAAATAATTCAAGATCATCAACATTAGTTATTGCACCTTCACTACCATCTACACCATACTCATCTTTAGCATACTTAATAAACTTAGGATTAAAATTTAATTCAAGATTAGGGTCATTACTATATTCTACAATAATACTATTTAAACTTTCAGTATAATACTGATTAAAATTTACATCATTAACTTGATTTTTTTTAACTTCTTGAGGAGTAGCTATTATATTATTCTGAACTGGGCCACTTTGAATTTCTTCTAAAAGAAAAAAATCATCACCATCTACATCAGTATTGTATGAACCTCTAGCATGAGCAACTACATTACGATCATTCCACTCTTCCTTAGAAATATCATAATTATTTTTTCTAGGGTTATTATTTTTTACAAGAAATTCTGCATACTTGCTTCTTCGATAAGGTAATTCAAGTTTATCACCATAATAAAGACGAACTCTTTGTGTTTCAAAATAAACAGTATCGTCACCAGTTAAAGTTTGAACTTCTAATTTTGGTGTTTGTTTTTCTGATAGACTAATTAATTCGGCTTTATTATATTTTTTATTTGGGTCAATAGTTTCAAGTAAACCTGACCAATACAGTTCTGTTTTATTTACGTTAGGTGCACGTTTATTTAAAAAAGCTAAAACATTTGAACCTGCAATACCGTCTTTACCTACAGATAAGTTTTCAAGTGCAGAAGGTATTGAACTATAAAAATCTAAAGCAGGTTTATTAGCACTAACTTTAACTAGAGGACTAACTTGATTCTTAGGTTTAGGTTGAAAGCCAACAGGTTTAGGAGTAGTACTTGCAAAATCTTTATTTTCACTAAGCAAAGCTTTAGTTTGATCAACTCCATCAGTTTTAATTCCACTAGGTATAGCTGCTGTACCTACTTTAAGTGCAGTAGTTACACCTTTAGCTGCAGGAATTAAACCAGCAGCAACCATTGCATCTGCAAGAACTGCTTCTTTAGCAGAGTTAATTTGATTTGCTGTAGCCTTTTCAGAATTAACTTGATACATTTCTTGTAATCTAGTGTCTAAGTCTTTGGTAGCTAAGTCACTAACACTATCTTTTATCTCCTGTAAAATTTCTTTTGTCGAATCAATAGGACTAGTGACAAACTCTTTAGCCCCTTCGTAAACACCAGAAGCAGCAGTTTTTAAAAAGCCTACCTTATCTTCTTTAAAAGCCCTACCTAGTTTTTCCCCTACACTATCATAGTCATTATCTAAACCAATAACATTGTCTACAATAAGTTGACCGTAGCCCATAGCTTCTTTAGTCTGATCAACCATTAGCATTAACCTTTAACCTAAGTTGCTTCAAAGCTTGCAAGGCGTAAATCTGTCCTTGAACCCTGTACATAACATGTTGCTCATCTGATTGGGCAAACTGTTTGTAACTAGCTTGAATACGTTCTTCTACTTCTGCTTCAAATGCATTCCATGCTTCGGGGTTATTTACTAATAATTTTAAACTCACTGCATTGGTCCTCCACCAGTGTTAGCTGAGAAGCCCTGTTC